GTAGACGTTTACCCATGTATTTTTCTGGATTCTTTACCTGATATTTACCGCTGGCGTATTTGCTCATGTTATGCTAGGATCGCACGCTGGACGTATTTGTTGACCGGTGGACTATTGCTGAGTCCTAACAAACTGGTATTCACACGATTTTGATTCAGCAATACCGTTAGGAAAGGAGTGATCTCATCTTGCTCTTCTGTGTAGGATATATAGAAATAATTGTATTCAAACTGTCCGTTGCCTAGGCTGACTGTTTCTTGTTTGTAATTAGCCACAGCCTCAATCTTAATAGCTTGATCTAGATAGGTTTTAACTATATTATCATCTGGATTTTCTAGTCCTGAAGGTATTGTATAGTCCAATGTGCCTATGCTGGCTGTATCAATATATGATTCTACGGTTAAATTTCCTACATTGCCACCTATAGGTGCACTATTGGCAGCTAGGAAAGGCATTCCGGGTGCTACATAAACAGGTGTGGCGGGGATTACTACATCTTCCAGCACAGGTATTCCGCTGAGGATTGCATCACGCTGTGTTGCTATAGTATCTGCATTAAATGTTGGATTAGCAAAACTAGTTTGTATAACTAATGGTTGTTGTATAGATATCTCTGCATAATAGGATCTATAGAATATTTTCTTTGAGGATACATAGAATAATTGACCTACTGGGTATTCGTTTTTATCAGCAACTATCTGGTCATAGCTGGTATAGCTATCGATCACAGATGAGTTTGGAATAGGTGTTTTGACTTCTACCCTGCGCCCTGCTTTTAGTTTTCTAAATTCATCTACTAGGCTCATGGGATCTAAGCCTTGGCTAAGTGCAGTATATATCACAGTGGCTGCGAGTGCCTTTCCAGAATCTACATCACCTGTGACAGATTGAAAATAACCTATGACTGCGTCATTGATATTTGGACTGGTGGTAAATCTATCTGAGAAATAGTTATTAAAATATTCCGTAGTAGAATTTATATTATCGGGTTTTGGAAGATTGCCATTGAGTGCCATGTTTGCTCCTTAGATTATTAGGAATCGATATTACCAACATTAATTCCCAATCCACTAGTAGTAGAAGTCGTAGCTTTGGCTATTCCTTGATTGATCGTTCCTGCTGTAGGAACGAATACTGTGCTGAGAGGATTTCGTCCTGAAAGTATATTCTTACCAAGCTGGACCAATTCAGCCCCAGCTATTTTTTTAACATCTTGATTTTTAAAATTGTTGGCTGTGCGGAATCCACCTAGAGCCGCACCAATAAAATTACCATTTTGTAAATTAGTGATCACATCGCTACCACCTTCTACTAGACCGCCTGGACCTAAGATACTAGTAGTGCCACCACCCAACGACGTAAGTGGGCTAGGACTGTGATCATAGTGTATCTCAGAGAATCCTATCACTGTACCATTGCTGACCTGACCTGTTGCATACTGCACAGCTTCATAAGCCACGGTCATAGTGTGTTCCATTGGTACATACTCTCCTGCTTGATGTTGTCCATGTTGGAAGCTGGTGATAGTCGGGCGGAGAAGTGTATAACTGCTGAATTCTTTCTGATGTAGACTATAAATCCTAATGGCATTGATGTATGGTTGCGTGCCTTGATCCCATAAAGGCGTATATCCCCAACTCTGTGCCTGTCGTTTTTTATATTTGTGATCCTGGGCATATATGGGTTCCTGATGATCAGCATCTCTGTAATAGTAAGAATAATATCCATACCAAAAATTACGCACCACATCAGCAGAATCATCGTGGAATGTGATAGTCAACGGATCATAGTTAATTTTTTCTTGTGCAATGTTTTTCCGATTATAAGCATTATAGGTTTTAATTGAAACAGAAAATTTAGGTAGTTGAACACTCTTGGCCATGATACCTATTTCAATCTGTTCGTTGACTGCTACTTGAGATACTACAGGATTAAGATCCATGAACACGTGATATACCGTGCCTATCTTAGGACTTAGTCTATATAAGCTGTCGACAAATGTACGTGAGGCATGTTGCCAATCGCGTATCTCATCACCGGTAGCTACTTGTTTTAAAAACTGATTAAAGAATCCAGCCATATGTCTGTCCTGTTTATATTATTTATCGTCAAAAAAAAGCCCGGATTTAGACCGGGCTTTGTAAATTTTCGTCTGGATTAACCAGTTATAGCGCCAGCTGGTAATCCAGCTATTCTGCCTACTGCTGTACCAAGTCCTGTACCAATTGGAGTTTGGATAGCATTGTCATAACGGATAGTTAGAGCGATAGTCATTGCTTCGTTGGTGGCATAGTTAGCATCAGCATAATCTGTGTTTGATAGATAACAACCATATAATTCCCAAGTTTCAAGCACTGTAGGTTCACTAGCACCATTGCCGCCATCTAATACTTCAAATCTAGTTAGGAATTTATAGTCGATACCTGAACTTGCTGAAGCTTGTTCCATGAAGTCAAATTGTTTCTGTAGCTGTTCACCAACACGTTTAGCCACTTCACCACCTGCATCATCACGTAGCATACAAGTAACAGGTTCCCAAGTTGGTTTGCCAGCTAGATAAACCTTGCTGTTATAGATAGGAATAATCATTTCTTCAAATGACAGTGATGGTCTTTTGAAATCCATTACCTGTTTAGTCAACTCAGTCGTTGGTTGGCTAACACCAAAGTTCTCAAATGTCACGCGGAAGCGGAACTTGAGTTTAGGCATCAACAAGCCTTGGCTTGTTGCACTTTGGTTAGTACTCAGAGGTACCGTAAATTTACTTAATGATGATGTTGCCATCTTATTTTCCTTTTAATACTTTATAGTATTTAGCTATTTTTCAATTGAGTCATGGGAGCGTTGCCACTCCCATTAACTACGTATATTATGCTATTGTTAAACTAGCACCAGTGTTGACAATTCTCACTGGAATGTAAACAAACTCGATCGCTTTAACTGGTTTGATAGCAATATCAACATACAATTCATTGCGATCAATACGATCTGGTGTGTTGTTTGTTGTATCACAGACTACCAAGTAGTCATATAAACCACGTTTAGCAACTAGGTCATTTAGCACACTTTCAAATGCTGATTTAACTTGGTTACGTGTGATCGTATCATTTGGTTCAAATATAAACGGACGAGCGACTTTGTCTAATACTAAACGCAAGTAAGCTACCAATCTTGACACATTAATACGATCCAACGCTGATGTTGTTGAAGCACGGGTCTTTTGACCGTATGCTACTAGGCCAACACCTGGAAGAACTGTTAATGGGTTAACATTGTCAGCGTATAATACATCGCGTAGGCCAACTGTTACACCAATTGATTTAAATGTATTGTCATCAGCAACATCAATATAACCAATGCTTGTAGCGTTGTCGATTAACCCACGACGTACACCAGCTGGTGCAAACCATGGATAGCTGACATTGTCACTGCGAATGATTGTGCGTAGCATCATATGGCTTGGCGGAACAACAACACTCTCACCTGCTAAGTCTGTACCAAAACCACTTGGGTAGTAAACACCTAAGAATTCACTGCGGCTAACTAGGCCTTTTTCGCCATTGTCTAATGCTAGGTTGGTGTTTTGTATATATGGCTGCACATCACTGGCATCCAATGACAATGGAGTATCACCAATGATAAATGCTGTTTGTTTGCGATCATTGTTTAAGGTGATCATGTTTTGTATTAGTTCTGGATAACCCGGGCAAGCAATTAAGTTGAACTGTGTTTGTTCTTCACGTAATGCTGTACTTGATTCAATAGCAGCTTTAAGTGCTTCAACAACCACGTTACGTTGTGCCTTATGTCCAAAAAATGGAACATCATCAGAGTCGTTACCACTAGCACTTACCCAAGCAGCAACTACTGATGCTGGAGTTGGGGCATCTGATAGTGCTGTGCTGTTGAATGATTTAACATTATACCCACTGCGACGTGTATTGAATAACAATGTGCCACGAGCATATAAACGATAGTCCGGTGCATCGTAATCTAAGTAATCACTGGATAATAAATCAGTGATAGCTGGAATATCATCAACGATTGGATTTGTTGTACCATTTGTGGCCCAACGTGCATCTGCAAATAAGATACCATCTGTAGTCACTTGGTCGGTGTTGTCAATTAATTCAAATGCTGTACCATTATAACGATAAATCTTTGGATAGTTTTCTAAATCACCAGTGTCAATCCATAGATCACCTGCTACCAATTGTCCACCAGCAAGTTGTTCTGTTGGCTCTGAAGCGGATAATATAGGACCATCTGGGTCTGTAGCTGATAAGTCATATCCACGTGCGTCGTTGGCTACGTTTTGATAACCTTTAAACCCACTGCCATCATTGATCATGATGTCAACTTCTAATGCAGTATTGTAATACCATAATGTATCATCATCTGGATTACTGAATGGTGCAGTCGTTGAGAATGTGTATGTCAGGGCTTTAAATGGGCTAGCTAGAAATACACTACCTGCTGAAATTACTTGGATAAGATTATCACTAGTAATACCAGCT